GTATAAAATTGGGGGGCTTTCTGGTGTGGAAGCAGGAGGAGAGGATTTGCTGGAGCCATCTGAGATGAGATTGGACGCAGCAGTTAAAAATTGGCTTTCACTTGGAAAAAATGATGTCCCATATTAAAAATGACTTATCAATTATCAAAAAAAGAGATCACAGCGGAAATAATAAAAAGTGGTAAAGATCCCGTTTATTTTATAAATAATTACGCAAAAATTGCACATCCGTTGTACGGCTTGGTGCCTTTTAAAGTCTATGATTATCAAGCAGATCTGCTTAACAGTTTTAACGATCATCGATTTAATGTTATACTAAAAGCACGTCAGTTGGGCATTTCTAGTATTACTGCTGCGTATATTGCCTGGATGTTGATGTTCCATAGGGATAAGAATGTCCTTGTTATGGCGACAAAGTTTACGACTGCGGGGAATTTGGTTAAGAAGGTTAAACATATGGTAAAACATTTACCAGGTTGGTTAAAAATAGCGACGGTGGATGTTGACAATAGAACTAGTTTTGAGTTAACGAATGGGTCTCAAATAAAAGCATCTTCAACATCCGGAGACGCAGGACGTTCAGAAGCTTTATCGCTTTTAGTAATCGATGAGGCGGCTCATGTGGAAGGGTTAGAAGAGTTGTGGACAGGTCTTTATCCCACTCTTTCAACAGGTGGACGCTGTATTGCGTTATCCACTCCAAATGGCGTGGGCAATTGGTTCCATCAGACTTATGTTGATGCTGAAGGGGGACTCAGCGATTTTTATACTACAAAGTTACTGTGGGATGTGCACCCTGATAGGGATGAGGACTGGTTTGAAAAAGAAACGAAAAGCATGTCACGAAGGCAGATTGCCCAAGAATTAGAATGCAACTTCAACACTTCAGGTGAAACAGTTATTCACCCGGACGATTTGGAATACATGGAACAGTTTATTGAGGAGCCTAGATATAGAACTGGTTTTGATAGGAACTTATGGATCTGGGAACAATATGTCCCAGAGAGCACTTACTTAATAGCCGCAGACGTTGCCAGGGGGGATGGTAATGACTATTCTGCTTTTCATGTTATAAAGCTTGAAACTATGGAAGTTGTTGCTGAATATCAAGGAAAAATAACTCCTGATATCTTCTCAAGAGTGATTCACGACGCGGGCAAAGAATATGGCGATTGTATGATCGTGGTTGAAAATAACTCTGTTGGATTTGCAGTTTTAGAAAAATTAAAAGACATGGAGTATCCCAATATATATTATTCTATAAAATCTAGTCATGAATATATAGACCAGCTATCTGGAGAAGAAATGAACACAGCGGTAGCCGGGTTTACAACCTCCATGAGAACACGCCCAATAATTATAGCGAAGATGGAAGAATATGTAAGAAATAAAATGATTAAGACTCGATCAAGAAGACTGTTCAATGAACTGAAAACTTTTATATGGAACAACGGTAAACCCCAGGCGATGAGGGGCTACCACGATGATTTGACCATGGCTTTTTCAATAGTTTGCTGGGTTAAGGATACTGTTTTTCTGGAGGTTAGAAGAAATGCAGAATACCAGATGGCTATTTTAAGTTCTATGGGGAAAACCACTACTACTATTAATACTTCTATTCGCGGCATGAGAAGTTATGATGACAAAGAAAAACACAAGAAACAAATAAACGAAAACAAAAAGCACGAGTGGCTTTACAAAGGATAATAAACTATGGCAGCTAGGTCAAAAAACCCAAGAAATCCAAAGTCGAATTTATACAGGAAGTTAACTAGGCTTTTTTCGGGTCCAATTGTAAATTACAGACAGCAGAACCCCAGACGTGAAAAGAGGATTAACCTCAATAAATATAAGTTTACTTCTGCAAGCGGACAGCAGTTTAAGAAGAGTCACAATGCTGGTTATGATCCGTTCGCAAACATGACTGCGAACATAATGGCGAACCAGAATAGGGTTGAAAGGTACGGTGATTTTGAACAGATGGAATACGAGCCGATTATAGCCTCTGCGATAGATATCTATGCAGATGAGATGACCACTTCTTCTGATTTACAACCTCTTCTGACTATTAAGTGTCCTAATGAGGAGATTAAGCTGATCTTATCTGAATTGTATCATAATGTTATGAATATTGAATTTAACCTTTTTGGCTGGTGTCGCTCTATGTGTAAATTTGGGGATTATTTCTTGTATTTGGATATAGACGAAGAGATGGGGATTAAAAATGTCATAGGTTTGCCAAGTAGTGAAATTGAAAGACTAGAGGGAGAAGATAAAACTAATCCAAACTATGTTCAGTTTCAGTGGAACTCAGGCGGTATAACACTTGAGAATTGGCAGATGGCTCATTTTAGAATATTAGGAAATGACAAATATGCACCCTATGGGACAAGTGTGTTAGAGGCGTCTCGGAGGATTTGGAGACAATTGATTCTATTAGAGGACGCGGTGATGGCTTATCGCATTGTCAGGTCCCCTGAACGTCGCGTGTTCTATATTGATGTGGGAAATATTACTCCTGACGATGTCGAACAGTACATGCAAAAAGTTATGACTCAGATGAAGAGAAATCAGGTAGTAAACTCTGATACCGGCAGAATTGATCTTCGTTATAATCCTATGAGCATAGAAGAAGACTACTTCATTCCGGTCCGTGGCACAACCTCTTCTAGGGTAGAATCTCTACCAGGTGGAACTTACACTGGAGACATCGACGACATAAAATATTTGAAAGACAAGCTTTTTGCAGCTTTAAAAATTCCTCAAGCATATCTTTTTAGAGGTGATGGAGCAGAAGAAGATAAAACAACTTTAGCTCAAAAGGATATTAGATTTGCAAGAACAATTCAAAGGCTTCAACGTGCGGTTACTTCTGAACTTGAAAAGATAGGCATTATTCACTTGTATACATTGGGCTACCGCGAAGAAGACTTAGTTTCTTTTAAACTTGGGCTCAATAATCCTTCTAAAATTGCAGAACTCCAAGAATTGGAGCACTGGAAGACTAAGTTCGATGTAGCTGCTTCTGCTACTGAGGGCTTTTTCAGTAGAAGATGGGTTGCGGAGCATATCTTTAGCTTGTCTGACGACCAGTTCCTGAGAAATCAGAGAGAAATGTTCTATGACCGTAGTTTTGATGCTACTCTTGAAGCAGAGGCTCAGGCTGCGATGGCTGCTGCTGCAGGCGCAGGCATGGAGCCTGGTATGCCTGGTATGCCGCCCATGCCACCAGAAGGAGCCGCTCCGCCACCCCCAGGAGCCGGAGGCGGAGACGCTCCCGCTGAAGAGGGTGCCGCCGATGCACCACCGGAGGGTTCACCACCAGAAGAGGAGTCTCCTTTATTGGTAGCACCCGCCAAAAGAGACGATGAGGTCTGGTACAAAGTTAGAAGAGATAGAGATCCGTATGGCAGACCGATGACAACCACCTCTAAATCTAAAGGTAGATGGTATGAACCCGTGGATGTAGATAAGCGAGGATCGGGAGCTAGAAAGCGGAGTTATAAAGGCGCCTATTCTGATGAAACCGGAAGAAACACATTTAGAAACATTTTTAAAGGTGCGTCGGATTTGCGTAGTTTAGCTAAGCTGACATTTGAGGGAAAAGACACTAATTATACTGAAGAAGAAAATAAATTATTTGAAGTTAGTAACGAGATTAAACACCTAATTAAGGAGTTGGAATTAAGGGATGAAAAAAGTGAAGACAAGACTCAAACACAATAAAAAAAGAAATACTGGTATTCTCTTTGAGGTTTTGGTTAGAGAACTGACCAAAGCAGTTATGGATAAAAATGATAAGAAAAGAGACTTTGTTTTTTTGCTTATAAAGGAACACTTTAGGAAAGGTACTGCTCTTGCAAAAGAGCTTGAACTTTACAGAACCTTGATAAATACAAGAGGCTTGGGTTTTCACACCGCAGAGAAATTGATTTATGAGGTTAAAAAAGAGCATGGCAGTATAAATAAGCGCAAGTTATTTAAGGAACAGAGTACTTTAATAAGCGTGATAAATAAGAGTTTGTCTAAGTCTTCTTTTTCTGGCTTTTTTCCGAATTATAGAAATTTAGCGACTGTTTATCAAATTTTTAACCAAGAGGCTCCAACCAAAGATAGAGTTTTGCTGGAAGAGTCAATTCTAGGTAATATTGTAAAGCAAGATGAGGATAGCGAAGATCAAATTAAGCATGTCGATAATTTAACTTATGAAGGACTCGTTGAAAGTTTTAATAAACAATACTGCCCTGCTTTGACTGAGCACCAAAATGCTTTATTGAACAAATATATCTCGTCATTTGAAGATAATGGTGTTGAGCTAAAAGTCTTCTTAAACGAAGAAATAGCCAGGTTGAAAACCATAATCTCTGAGTCCCTAAGTTCAGAAGAAATGCAGAGAAATTCGGAAATTAAGTTAAAAACACAGCAGGTATTAACCCTCATAGAGAATTTTAGGGAAAGGCAAGTTGATAAGAGCCTGGTTGAAGATGTTCTTAAGGTCCAAGATTTGATTAAAGAGATAAGAGATTAATGGCGATAGATATTCACATAGTTGATGAACCAGCCGTATCGTCGCCAGGATTAACACCCCCAAAGAAGATTCAGGCAAAGCTATCCTTGAACGCTAGGAAGTCAATTGATGGCAATATTATGATTTTTGATCATCAGGACATGGATATAATTGTTATGGCTCAGACAGGTAAGGTTCTAGCGCTGCCGAAGGAATTAATGTCAGATGCCGTCTATCAGGCGCAGGATAGGATGTTTTCAGACCTTGTTAAGAAGGGTCTGTTAGACCCCTCTAGTGTCCGCTCTGGCAATGTATATGGGTCAATGCAGGGACAGCTTCTACAACCTTCTGACCCAGCGGTTAATGGTGTTGAGACAGCAGTATTTGCTATTGGTAAGTTTGTTGAAGAAGAAAAGCCATATTTCACCACATACGATGAATACAAGGACGGCGATGTTGATCGTCTTGTTGAACCAACCGATGAAGACACCACAGAACTTGGAGAGGTTCCGCATTCTGATAAGAAGGGGTCTCTCAGACCTGGTTATATACGTGGTCCCTATGGGATGACAACGTTCTACAGAGTTTAAGAGGCAGTTATGGATCTTATATATTTTGTTCTTTGTGCCTACGGCATGACACAAATTATTGTCTACGGAAAGATATTTGAAGACGTTAGACCAAGTAAAGAATTTGTCAAAGGCTTCTTTCATTGCCCCCTTTGCGTGGGCTTCTGGTCGGGCGTCTTTTTGTTTGGAATAAACAAAAATACCGAACTATTTACCTTTGAATCTTCTATACTTAACGCCTTTCTTTTGGGTTGCCTAAGTTCCGCAACTTCTTATGTACTGTGTATGTTATTTGATGATGATGGATTTAAAATTAAACGGAGTTAGTAATGCGAAAACAAGAGTGTACAAGAAAATGGATGCTCCAGCCTGTACGGCGGTGCTGTAAGGGGTCGTAGCTGAATGTCTAAATACCTTTTAAGAGAATATTATCAATTATGTGATGGTGACGTTTGTAAAGACCTTCTTACTGAAGCCGAAAAGAAAAAGGTCGCAAATGGTGTTGTAATCTTGGCTGGGAAGCTACAAGAAGCTGATGTTGAAAATGGAAACGGAAGAGTTTACCCTCTGGCGATTTTAGAAAGAGAGATTAAAAAATATAAAAAACTAGTAGAAGCAAGAAGAGCACTAGGAGAATTAGATCACCCGGAAACTTCTGTCGTTAATTTACAAAATGTTTCTCACATGGTTACAGAGGTCTGGCTAGATGGTAGTAGTGTCATGGGAAAAATAGAGTGTTTAAATACGCCTTCTGGTAAGGTGTTGCAAGAAATCGTAAAAGCGGGCTGTCCGGTGGGAATTTCTTCTAGAGGATTAGGTTCCGTAAAAGAAAGCAAGGGCAAGACCATTGTAGAGGATGATTTTAATCTCATATGCTTCGACATGGTTTCTGAACCTTCCACACCAGAAGCTTTTATGTTGACAGAAGCAAAAGAACCAGGAATGATCAAGACCAGCAATAAGAAAACAAGACTTATGAATGCCTTAGACAGTCTTTTGGTGAAGAAGTGAAAAAGTCACAATTAAAACAAATTTTAAAACCTCTAATTAAAGAGTGTATAAAAGAGGTTGTTTTTGAAGAAGGGTTCCTTTCAGGCATCATAACAGAAGTTGTGAAAGGTGTGTCTGCATCTGATTCTTTGGTGGTTGAATCAAATAAAGAAGATGAAGAAATTGCCATAAAGGCTTATGAAAGGGAAAAAAATATAAAAGCGAAGCAAGCTCTAAATGAACATAGAAAAAGAATGCTTGAGGCTGTAAACAAGGATGCATATAATGGTATGGATGTTTTTGAAGGCACCAAGCCACTTTCCAGCGCTGGTGGACAAGGACAGGATTATGGAGCAATGTCTGGCAGGGACTCTGCCGATGCAGGCATTGATATTTCTGGCTTGATGGGCAAAAGAGGAGCTTGGAAGGCTTTGATAGGAAAATAACATGGGTAAAAAAGCACCGATTAATGTGGAAGTTGTTTCTAGAAGAAATGAAAGTTTTGATAGACTGCTTAGAAGATTTATTAAGAAAGTCAAAAAAGAAAATATAGTTGAGGATTGTAGGAATCGCATATATTATGAAAAACCTACTGATAAACGTGCAAGACTAAAGAAGAAAAGAAAAGCCATCCTCGACAGGTTGAAACAGCAAGAAGAAACTAATTAATTTAAAGATTACAAACACTTAAAACAAAAAACGGAGATTAAAAATGGCAGATGCAGGACAAGTAACAGCGGATAAGAGTAAGGTCGGGGGCTTATCCCCAGGCTATGGGGTAGGCTTTGGTAATCAAGCCTCTTACGTTGTCTCAGGCATTCCATTTATCACAGGGTCTACATTTGCTAAAGGGACTGGCGTGACCACTGCGGGACCAGCCGATGGACCTGCGCATCATATTGTATTTCCGCTTGTCACTAGATCAATACACCTTAAAACCATGGGTTGCGGGGAAATTAGAATCGCTATGGTAAATACTGGATCGGTTTCCGATTCTACTGCTACTCCTGCGGCAGCTGGAAACTCACCAGTTAATACAGGAAAGCATTATTGGACTTTGAGCGGATCAACAGCTGTCATCGGTGACACCAAAGATGAGATAAAATTGGACATTAGAGTTAGGGAAATTTATGTATATACTAATGCGCAAGGAAACGGAGAAGCTGTAGACTTTACGTGCCTCGCTGAACTGACTAGAATTGGCGCAAATCAGTGCCCGCATTTAACAGGATCAGGCTTGACCACAGGCGATGGTACATAGTCAAAGAAAAATGTCTTTTTGTTCTAAAGCTAACTACTTATTTTGATTAATAATCTTCGGAGATTAGCATGTCTAAACTTTTAGAACAAGCGATAGTGGATGCCGAAGCTTTGAGAGAAGCTGCTCTGCGAAATGCAGAAACATCGGTGATGGAAAAATATTCAAGTGAAATCAAGGAAGCCGTAGAAAACTTGCTAGAGCAAGGACCTGGTGATCTTTTAGCTGCTTTAGGCGGAGGTGGGGGTCCACCTCCTGGCGCCGCTCCCATGGGACCACCACCAGGACCCGAAGGTGGTGCTCCAGAGGCTTTTCCTGATATGGCTCGTGCCGACGTTGGTAGCGAGGATCTTTGTCCTTGCCCCGACGATAATGTAGAAGTTACGCTTGACTTCAGTGAATTGGTTGGAAGACCGGATGAAGAGGAAGAGACCCCAAGGACTGACTTTATGCAAGATATGGGTGTCGCCCCTGAAGAAGGCGATGAAGGCGAAGAGGAAGAAGGAATTGAACTAGCGGGTCTCGGTGAAGAAGAAGAGGAAGAAGAAGAAGAAGAAGAAGAAGAAGAAGTGGTAGCAGAGACCATCAACATTGATGAAGATGATTTATCCGCTATTTTAGAAAAATTAACTCTCGACCTTGACCCTGGTCGTTCTGGACAAATAGGAACAAATCAAGCTCAATTGGAAGAATTAGACGACATGGTGCTAGCTAGACACGCAGTCGATGAACACACAAAAGAGCTTGAAGAAAAGAATGAGAAGTTAAAAGAATCAAAAGAACAAGTTAAACAATTTGTTTTAGAGAACAAAGAACTTATAAAAGAGAATAAGAAGTATAAGAGCATGCTTGAGTATTTAAAGGAAAGATTAGAACAAGTTAATCTTTCAAATGCTAAGTTGCTTTATACTAATCGTGCTTTAGGGAGCGACTCCTTGAATGAGCGACAAAGAATAAAAGTTGTCGAAGCCTTATCTAGAGCAGGATCCGTTGAAGAAGCCAAAGTTTTATTTGAAACCCTTCAAAGTGCAGTGGGGAGCCCTAACAAAAGAAAGCGTGCTCCAAAATCACTGAACGAAGTTGTTAAAAAGTCTTCAACAACATTGCCACGTCTCAATGAGACGAAAACTCAAAATAGAGAAAACCCTGTTAAAGACCGATGGCAGGCTTTAGCTGGGATTAAAAATAATTAAAGGAGATCGTAAAAATGTCTATTTTAGATAAATTAACAGAGGGCATTGTAAGTAGAGATCTTCAAAAGGAAGGTGCCGCACTTCTCTCGAAGTGGGAGAGCACTGGTCTTTTGGAAGGTCTTGAAGGCGATCAAACACGAAACGGCATGGCGGTTCTGCTAGAGAATCAGGCGAAGGAACTTCTTCGTGAAGCTTCGACAATGTCTGGCGGAGACGTAGAGGGTTTTGCTTCTGTAGCATTCCCGCTTGTACGTCGCGTGTTTGGTGGTCTTATTGCAAATGACCTCGTATCTGTACAGCCTATGAGTTTACCCTCAGGGCTTATTTTCTTTCTGGATTTCACAATTAGAGATCCGGATCAAACCGATGGTGGTCGTCTTGGCTATGATGATCTTGAATCCGTATTTGGCGGCAAGAAGACTGGTCAATCAATCACTGGTGGTATTAACCTTGGGACAGCGGGCGCAGATGCTACTGCGGCTGGTGGATTCCAGTCCGGATTCTATGGTATGAACCATGGTTATTCTTCACCTACTGGTAGCACGATAATTACTATTACTATAGTTGCTTCTGGTACTGTTGGAGGTGTCATGGGTAATGGCGGAACAGCTGCTTATAGAAAGCTTAGTTCTTCGCTAGCCCAGTACGACCCTGATCTTAGTGGATCTGCGTTCGTTGCCGCAACCGTACCTTTGAGCAGCTTTAGTCAGTTGAACAAGAATGCTCTTGCAGCAATTGATGACACTGGTAGTCTGCACATGCAGGGTGATCGTAGTGAGCTTGATGGTGTCTTGGTAAAGCGTTTGACGCGCCTTGATCCTACAGAAACTGTAGGTGCAGAAACCAAGGTTCTGCTTGTTTACGCACACACTGCTAGTGTTGAGACTACTGGACCTGGTTCACCCCAAGCGCTGAGTGAGTCTGTAGCTATTGGTGGAATTACTGGTATTTCAATTGCTCGTGGACTTACATATCCTCAGACTGATAACTTTGATGGTACTGCTGATGCAGCCGATGGAAGTGATGTTGGTATCGTTGCTCCGACCACTACTTGGGGTCTGGAAAACTCACCCAACATTCCCGAAATCGACATCAAGGTGGATGCAGTGTCCGTCACGGCAATCACCAAGAAGTTGAAGGCTAAGTGGACTCCTGAGTTAGGTCAGGACCTTAACGCCTACCACAACTTGGATGCCGAGGTTGAGTTAACCAGCATTCTTTCTGAGCATATTGCTCTAGAGATTGATCGTGAGATTCTCAATGATCTAATCGTAGGTGCAACTGGTGGTACACTCTACTGGTCGCGCCATCCTGGTAAGTTTGTTAACCGTGAAGACGGTACTGAGGTGGGCGCAGCTTCTGTTGCTCCAGACTTCACTGGTACTGTTTCTGAGTGGTACGAAACTCTTGCTGAGACCATCAATGATGTCTCTGCGAGAATTCATCGTAAGACTCTTCGCGGTGGAGCAAACTTCGTTGTTGTTTCCCCTGAAGTTGCCAATGTCCTTGAGTTCACTTCTGGGTTCCGCGCAAGCGTGACTCATGATGATGATAGAGGTACAATTGGCGCAATAAAGACGGGTAATCTTAGCAAGAAGTGGGATGTCTATGTTGACCCCTACTTCCCGCGTAACTTGATTCTCGTCGGACGTAGAGGAGGTTCGTTCCTTGAGAGCGGCTTCGTTTATGCTCCATATGTTCCCCTCCAGGTCACACCGACAATCTTTGGTACTGAAGACTTCGTGCCCCGCAAGGGCGTGATGACGCGTTACGCAAAGAAGATGGTGCGTCCAGACATGTATGGTCTTGTCATTGTAGAAGACCTCGTGTAATAAAGAAATGTAAATATTTTTTATAATGTTTACATATGCTTACCAAAGGAAGCCCTGGTTTTTCGGAACCAGGGCTTCTTTTTATATAAAGATGCACTAATTATACTTGAAACATTGTGTATTCTACAATGAATCGATCCATTGATAGGAGGGGAAAAAATGGGTTCGAAAAGAGCAATTAATTTATTAAGACAATTTGGTGGGGATTTCCTAATGGAAAATGCCCATATTAGATCTACAAAGGATTACGTAAAAGTTACAGCAACTGCTACATTAAAAGCCTCAGATTCTGGCAAACTTCACATTGTCGGTCCACTGGCAGCGGGTTTGGCAGCAACTACTACCGTTACATTACCAACTGCCGCAGACGGCTTGGTATTTCGTTTTCAGTATGTTGGCGGCGCCGCAGATGCGGAAGACTTCATCGTTGTGACTGGTTCAGATACTAACTTTTACATCGGTGGTCTCATCCAGCATGATATTGGTGGTGAAGATGGTGCTGCATATCATCCGAACTTGAGTTCTCATGGTAAAGTTACCATAAAAACACCAGACGCGGGGACCTCGATTACATGTGTCTGTGACGGAACCAACTGGTTCATTAACGGATGGGTAAGCACTGCTACCAACACTGGCGTTGTATTTGCTGGCAATTAAAAAATAACTTTTTTTCTAATGTTTACATATGCTTATTGAAGAGAGCCCTGGTTTTTCGGAATCAGGGCTTTCTTTTTATATAAAAACACACTAATTATATTTGAAACATTGTATCTACAATGCGACAATCCATTGACAGGAGGGGAAAAAATGGGTTCGAAAAGAGCAATTAATTTATTAAGACAATTTGGTGGGGATTTCCTAATGGAAAATGCCCATATTAGATCTACAAAGG